CAACCGGCGCGAGTTCAAAGACTTCGCCGGCGGACAGCTTTACCTGGAGCACGCCGGCAGCCCGCAACGCCTAAAATCTACCAGCGTGCGCACGCTGATCGTCGACGAGCTCGACGAATTCGCCGCCAACCTATCCAGCGGCGACGATCCAGTCGAGATGCTCGACGGCCGCACCTCAGCATTCCCGGCGACCTACAAGCGCCTCTACGTCAGCACGCCGCAGATTGCCGGCATCTCGCGAATCGAAGCGCTTTACCTCAAGAGCGACCAGCGCCGCTACTACGTCCCCTGCCCGCACTGCGGCGAGCAGCAGCCGCTCGAATGGTCCGGATTGCGTTGGAGCGCCGGCACCGGCAGCCGACGCGCCGGCGTGGCCTACGTCTGCCGCGAATGTGGCGCCCTGATCGACGAGCACCACAAGCAGGCCATGATTTCCTCCGGCCGATGGGTTCCCGAAAACCCCGATTCCGACATCCGCGGCTACCACCTCAACGCGCTGTACTACCAGCTTGGGCTCGGGCCGCGCTGGGCCGACCTCGTGGAGATGTGGCTGAACGCCCAGAACGACCCGGCCAAGCTGAAAACCTTTATCAACGACCGCCTGGCGCAGACCTGGGAAGACCCCGCCATGCGCTCCGTCAAGCATAACGTCGTGTCGGATCGCGCCGAAGCCTATCCCCTGCGCACCGCCCCGGCCGGCGTGCTCGCCATCACCGCCGGCGTCGATACCCAAGACAACCGCCTGGCCGTTCAACTCGTCGGCTGGGGCCGCGGAATGGCCGCCTGGGCGATCGACTACGTGGAGCTCGCCGGCGACCCGGCAGACGAATCCGTCTGGCAGTCGCTCACCGCGCTCCTGAACACGCCGATTGAAACCGCCTGCGGCCGCCAACTGCGCCTCGAAGCCACCTGCATCGACGCCGGCGGCCACCGCACCGAAGCCGTCAAGGCCTACGTCCGGGCGCACGCCATTCGCCGCCCCATGGTCATCTTCGGCGCCGTCCCCAACAACGCCCCGGTAATCAGCAAAGGCAAGATGCAAGACATTAACTGGCGCGGAACCTACGACAAGGCCGGCGTGATGATTTACCACGTCGGCACCGTCGCCGTGAAAAACCTGCTTTATGGCCGGCTGTCCACGGACGCCGAGAAAAGCCCCGAGTCCCGCCTCTGTCACTTCTCGTCCGAGTTCCCGCCCGAGTATTTCGCCGGCCTGGTCAGCGAGACCTACAACCCCACCAAAAACCGCTTCGAAAAGCGCCGCGGCGCCCGCAATGAGCCGCTGGATACCTGGGTCTATGCCTACGCCGCCACGCACCACCCCGAGCTGCGCCTGCACAAGTGGCGCGCCGCCGACTGGGACCGCCGCGCCGCCGCTCTGGCCGCCCAGGACGTCACCAGCCGGGCGCCTGGAGCCGCCGCACAGGAGCCGGCCGCCGCGGTGCCAACGGCCGCCCAGCCAACACCATCCCCCACGCGTCCGATCGCGCGCCGCATCGCGCGCATTGGCCGTCACTGACCACCATGCCGGAGATCGAAGCCATGCTGCGCACCCTTGCCGACACCATTCGCCAGTCCCTCGCCGAAGGCCGCACCATCGACGACGCCGTGCGCCTCGGCGAGCTCGCCGTGCGCCGCGAATATGCCGGCGAGCGCGTCTACATCGCTCGATTCCCAAAAGCGCAGCACCGGCACGACCTGCAATCCCTGGGCACCGTCGAACACTCCCCGACGCGCGCCGCCGCCGTCCTCGGCGTGTCGAGGAGAACCATCTTCCGCATCAAGAAAGGGCAATGAATGGGCAGCCTCCACCGCTTCGACCTGGCGCCAATCGTCAGCAAGTACAACCTCAAGACCTTTGTTGAGACCGGCACCGCGCGCGGCAACTCGCTCGCCTGGGCCGCCGCAAACCCCGAGTTTCAGCACCTTCTGTCCTGCGAAATCGAGCCGCTGCTCGCCGCTGGCGCCATCGCGCGATTCAACGAGGATCCCCGCGTGTCCATCGTGCGCATGGAGTCCGGGCTGTTCATCAGCCTTTTTGCTAAGTCCTCCCTGCCGCCGGCGCTGATCTTCCTCGACGCCCACTATCCAGGCGCCGGCTACGGCCTGGGCGACTACGCCTGCGCAGGCATCCCCGAAGACGAGCGACTGCCCCTGCGTCGCGAGCTGCTCAGCCTCACCGCCAGGCTTGCGCTGGACGTCATTCTCATCGACGACCTTCGCATCTATGAGCTTGGCGAATACCAGGATGGCAACCTACCCGAAGGAGTGCCGGGGGCGCCAACGCCTGACGGTGCGGCGTGGATTCTCGATATGTTCCCATCGCACCGTGGCATCCGGCTCAAGGAAGACCAGGGCTATCTGCTGCTGCTGCCAGAGCCTGGCTGGCAGCGCTCCGACGAGTGCCATTTTTTGCCTTAACTTTCCGCACAGCTTTCCCCAGACTGCCCACGAGCGCATTTCCGATCGGGACACCACCCCCCCATGACCATCTTGTTCCCAGCCTCGCTGGACACTCTCACCAACCCAGCACCCACCGATTCCCGGATCGGCCACGCCGCGCAGCATGCAGACGTGAACGACGCGATCGAGGCGATCGAGGCACAGATCGGAACGACGGCCGCGCCCGTGCTGGCGCGCCTCGGTGGCGTTGCGGGCGGTCAAACGCTCAGCGGCGGAACGGCGGCAAGCGAAACGCTGACGCTCGCTTCGACGGCGCATGCCACCAAGGGGAAGATCAACCTCGGGGCAGCGTCAGCCTACGACGAGCTTGCCGCCCGCCTCGGCGTCGGCACCCTCTCGCCGTCTGCCAAGATTCACGGACTGGCAACGACTGAGCAATTGCGGCTTGGGTACGATGTCGCAAACTACCTGAGCGCGACGGTTGCAGCGAGTGGAGTGACGACGTTCGCGGCGACAGGTGGCACGATCATCATTCAGGGGACCGCTGCCACCGATGGCCCGACCCTCGGAGGCGAGCTGCTGACTACGGCAGGATGGACGGTGCCGGGCGGCTGGACAGAAAGCCCGGATGACGTTTTTACGCACGCGAACGGAGGAGGCGCCAATGCGCTATCGCACAGCGCGACAATTGCCAACTCAACCAAACACCAGATTTCGTGGACAATTTCCGGACGCACAACAGGAAGCGTTACCTTCGCCGTTGGCGGACAATCTCTGGCTACGCAGACGGCGTCTGGAATTTTTGGGCCAACAACGACTTCAACATCCGGTTTGGTAATAACCCCCACCAACGATTTTGATGGCGTTCTGTCGTCTGTATCCCTGCGGCAGATAACTTCTGGATCAACGGCGCTCGTGCAAGGCAAGACGTCAGGAGCGGTTTCCGGGTGGGAAATTCGGGCGTGTGGAATAATTGGAAATACCTTTTTTGGCACGCAAGCAGGGCAGTTTGCTTTGAGTCAATCGGGCGCAGGCCTGACAGCAATAGGGCAAAACGCGCTACCCGTTGCAACCACTGCGCTTCGCACGACGGCTGTCGGTCGACAATCCGGGTTTTCCGTGTCGACTAGCAAAGATGCGACGCTGATTGGAGTAAATGCAGGATTTTCTTTGACGACAGGCTCCCAAGTGTCTGCGCTCGGGGCCACCGCTGCATTTAGCATTACAACTGGGACAGACCTGACGGCCGTTGGCTTTGCCGCAGGGTACAGCCTGACGAGCAGCACGGGCACGTGCATTGGATCACTAGCCGGCCGTTATCAGGCAGACGGTTCAACAGCTCTCACAACGGCGCCGAACTGCACATATGTTGGATACTCTGCCAAGGGCCTGAACGACTCCGACAGCTACAGCATCGTCATCGGCGCCAACGCCGTCGGCCTAGGCGCGAACACCACCGTACTCGGCACCATCAACCAGACGACGGCAGCGACGATCTACGGCGCCGGCACGCACAGCCTGACCGACGCCACCACAAACGCGGCCGTTACCGTCGAAACCCTGACGAAAAACGTCACCGGCGCCGGCGTCGGCGCCGCAGGACTCGGGCCGCGCCTGGTATTCGCCGCCGAATCCAGCACGACCAACGACACCCAACAGGCCGACATCACCGCGACCTGGACCGACGCCACGCACGCCTCGCGCAAGAGCCGGCTCGCGCTGTCCGCGTCGGATTCCGCAGCCGCCCGAGAAGGCCTGCGCATCGAGGCCGACGGAAGCGTCGCCCGCCTCGGATTCTTCGGAGCGACCGCCGTCGTCAAGCCGACCGCCCTGACCGCCGCCGTCGCCGCCGCCCCAGCCGGCGGCACCGGCACCGCCGCAGGCGGCTGGGACACCGCCGGAAATCGCGACCTGGCCATTGCCACCATCAACAACCTCAAGACCCGCGTCGACCAGCTTGAAGCCAAGCTGCAGGCGCTCGGACTGCTCACCTAACCGAATCCACAGGAGCCCGCACCATGAGCAACCGATCGCAGGACTACATCAGCCTCATCCGCGCCGCAAACCGACAAATTTGGGACGCCCTGAATACCCTGGTCGCTGCCCAGCGCGAATGGAACGCGCTCGACTACGGCACCACGCTGCCGGCCGGCGAAGGCGCTCACGAAGGCATCACCAAGACGATGGTTGGCGCCGTCA